AGATGCGTGAGGTGTTGTTGTTCTGTAGGTCAAAGTTGCGGATCAGGTTGTTGCCGATTGCGTATTGGTCAACTGCAGGTTCTGGAACGGTGCCCTCACTCACTGAAAAGATGGCACGCAGCAGCTGACCGCCGCCGACGGAATACAACTGGGACCACAGCAGGTTGGTGTTAGCACGCACCCCGCCGTACCAGCGTCCATTTACCTGACGGCGGTTGGCGTAAATCAGGGGAACGACGCTACCGAGTTCGACAACGTTTTGTACCGTGTCGAAACCTGAAGTCGGGGCTGACCGTTGACCACTTACATAATTCTGACCCCCCTTTTGCTTTTGAGCTTTTGGCTCCTCTGGTTGTTCTGGTTTGGGGGCAAGAAGCGCACCAGCGGCATAAAGAACTGCCCCAACCACAATCTGGATAATCGCCAGTGTGATCGGGTCAATCGCTACAGGCTCCCCAGGCTTTAGCTTCCCTTGCCGGTAGCACTCAAGAACGAACTGGCGATACTGAGCTTCGTTAAGCCCCGTAAGCTCCATAATCTCCCGGTCTTGCGGGAGTAGTGCTATCGGGCGATGAGGCTCAAGCATCAACTCAAATTGATTTGACCGGTGCTGGGTAGCGCCCCAACCATCCGCAAACTCAACACACGCCGTGGGACGTTCTGTTGGACTGCATCAAGTGGGCTGCCCAGGCGTATTGAAATTCTAGAACTGTCGTGCTCGAACCCTGTCACCGCATACAGTTCTTCGCCGTGGTTGCCTGTCTCTGCGAATGTCTCAGGGTCAAGCCAGACCGTACGAATATCGACAAGCCAAAAGTTGTCGGCAGCTTGTTGGATCAAGTTCAGGCTGATCTCGTTCAGATTCATCACAAGTGATGCCGAGATGTTTGCTGCCTGTAGGTCCAGCGTTCCACCGCTGAAGCCGAAGCCGCCAAAGGTATAAACCTGTCCGTTGTAGTTGCGGGTTTCGTTGGCGAAGAAGTTCTGAAAACGGTTCCCAGTGTCATCCCCGTCGGCGTTGAGGAAACGGATGTAGGTGCCGATCGCAATGCTCATCAGCCGATACCCAGTTGTGCCCGTGTTGAGGGCTTGTTGCGCATATCAGCAAAGACTTGTGCTCTTGCCTTCTTAGCACTCTGCTCGCTGATCTTCATTGCTTCCTCGCGGGTGACAACATCCATCCCGCCGATGCTGTAGGTCTCAAAGCGGACATCAAGCGGAGATGGGTTCTGCATCATCTCAATTTGCTCTTGCTCGCGATCCAGGGCAGCGGTAGAGGATTGGACGGAGCTGCTGGTAGTCATCGCCTGGCGGGCAGCGTCAAAAGCATTGGAGCCTTGGATCGTTCCATTGGTGTCGGGGACAAACAGCTCTGGACCGTTCTCGCCAACGATGCTTGGAGCGTTGACCTCAGGTCGACCACCAGCAGAAAAGCCAGGAATACCGAATCCGCTACCAAGACCGCCAATGCCCGCTTTAAGCAGCATCCGACCGACGTCCTTCAACAGGCTGCTAGCGATCTCTTGCAGTGCCTGACCAAGGTCCTTTGTGGAGTCGACGGCAGAGTCAATCGCAGCAACAATTGAATCTTCAATGGCTCCTCCAACGCTCTGGGCAATCGAGGCGTAAAGAGCCTTCAGTTGGTTCGCTTTATCTACCTGCTTTTGCAGCTCAGCATTTCCATTCACAAGCGCTGCAATCTTTTCCCTTTCTGCCTCAGGCAGACCCTTGGAAAGGCGCTCGATTTCAATCAAACGCTTCTCTTCTTCACCGCGACCATTTAACGTCGCCTCAAGGATACGGCGCTGTTCTTCTAGTGGACGTAGGGCATCCTTGACAGCTTCAGCGCGTGCTTTTTCGCGCAGGTCTGCCTCGGTCTGAAGATTGTTTCTAAGTTCACGTAGTTTTATCTCACCGATAAGTGATTGCAGCAAACGACCCTGCTCAGTGTTCATCCCTGCAATCGATTCAATATTGGAGTTAAGCAGCTCTTGGATTTGCTTTTCGCCTTCAAGAGATTCAATCAGCAATTCATTGCCTTCGAGCTTTGCCAGGTTGAGCTTGTCATTGATAGCCTGCAGCTTCTTGAGTCCTTCAATCTGACGGTTAAGGGCATTGATATCATCAGTTGCTGGCGCAGCGGCAGAACCACCACCGCCCTTGGAGCTAGTCCCACCAGTTGGAACATTACGGACACCACCACTGCCAGTCTGTGGGCTGGTTTCTGGCGCAAGCTTGGAACTGAGAATTGTCTGCGACTTCTGGATTTGCAGATTTAGTTCGTTTAATTCACCTTTCAATTGACCAAGGCGAGCAGGACCGAATCCAGGGATAGCTGCCGCTGCGCTTGAACCAAACTCCGTGAATCGTCGCAAAGTATCATCACGCTTTGCCAGCAAGTCAGTCAGTGTTTTTTCTTCTTGGCGAAGACGGTCTAAACCTTGTTGATACGGAAGATTTTGAAGTGAGTTTTCAAGCTCACCTGACTCAAGCTGTTTGAGCAAATCTTCTTGCCTACTGCCTGATGCGATGCCATTGACAACGTAGTTAACACCGACAGTGACAATGCCAATTGCCGCAAGTCGTGCCAAGGCTGCCGCCATGGCGTTGATTTTGATTGTTGCCGCCCCCGCCGCATTGCCTGCTGCAGTTGAGCCTGCCGCCGCACTTGCAAGCACTGCCGTAATTCCAGCCTTTAGACCGATTAGCGCGGTAAACGCTTTATTTACAAGCCAAATCTTGGCAGCAAGGATGACCGCTTCAGCAGCGCCTTTCTTAACTGGCTCTGGTAGGTCGCCAATAGCCCTAACCAAATCGGTAGCAGCTTCTACCGCTGGGATAATTGCAGGCAAAAGCTCAGAGCCAACTGCATTGCTCAATTCTGAAACGGCATTTTGGAAATCTTTAAATTTCTGAGCGGGGCTATTTTGCAGGATTTCGTCAATCTTTCCTTTGTTTAGCTCAAAGCCTTTTGCGAGTGCATTGATAAGGACATCGCTTGTAATTTTGCCGTCAGCACCGAGTTGCTTTAGCTCACCAACAGTTACACCTAGCTCTCTCGAAACAAGCTGGAGGATACCAGGAACTTGTTCTGCAATTGACCTAAACTCGTCGCCTTGTAAGCGACCAGAACCTAACGCTTGGCTAAGTTGCAGGAATGCACTAGATGCAGCTTCGGCAGAGGTTCCGCTAGCAATTGCAGTAGCAGTGAAGCCTTTGTAAACAGTCTCAATCTCGTTAAGCTCAATGCCTAACGGTCGCAGTCTTGCGTAAACATCAGCAATACCTTGCGCCGCTTCGGCTTGAGATTGACCGAATTGCTTAGATGATTGTGTAATGAAATCCTGTATCCTTCCAAACTCTCCATACTCCTGAGAGAGAACTTTGATTCTTAGCTGTAATTGCTCAAATTGAGCAGCATTACCGATAAGCTGCTTAGCAAGAGCAGCAATACCAATACCTGCAATCGCCCGCTTAAGATTATTGAACTGGTTTGATGCTTTGCCCGCCGAATCACCAGCACGCTTGACACCATCAGCCGCCTGCTTACTTGATGTTGCAGTCTTCTTTGACCATAGGTCTACGCCCTTTAGAGAGCTGGCTAATTTATCGACCTTATTGCCGCCAACAACCTTTACGACAATATCGACGGCAGTCGTAGCCACAGTGCGCCAGCAGTCTTAGCTCAGTCTACCGACGCTTTCTCTTTGCTTGTTCCATCGCCTTACGCTCCTCATCTGAGCGGATCTCATAGAAAGCAAACCACAGCCAAAGCTCCTCTGGCGTGATCTGCTCCCTTAACTCACCTAACGTTTTACTCAGCTTTTCTGCGACGACGAGTTCCGCCATTAGCTGATGATCCTTCTTTAGATCCACCTTCAGGACTTTTCATGTCAAGCTCTTCCTCGTCTTCCTCCAAAGGCTTATCCCCAATCAGCTCAAGCATCAATGCTTCCACCACACTGGCGGGCAGCGCATTCCTCAGTTCAGCAATCTCGCCAACGCTAAACAAAGGTATACCATTCTCATCCTTTGCCTTAGTTACTAGCAACTGCAATGCGAAGTCAGTGGCATCGTCAGTCTTTGCCTGCTTCTGTGCCCTTGCGCGTTCCGCCAAAGTTAATGGCGTCATCCAAAATTCAAATTCTTCACCATCAGGCAGTTCAACCGTGCGGCGCTTCGCCTTCATACTGACAGCGTTTTTCAGTCGTTCTAATGCCTTACCCATACCAAAAAAATATCGTGCTCAAACTTTACCGCATAAAAAAGCCCCCGCCGAAGCGAGGGTGGAAAGACGAACTGATCGGATCAGGCGCCCGTGAGTCCGAAGGCGCTACGAACTTCAGTCACGCCGAAGTTAATAGTTGCCGTGGTTGGGTTATCAGGGTCCACAGAGAAGCTGAGGCCCAGCAGCTGCACGTCGGCTTCGATATACAGCGAGTCGGACTCGTTGATCGTGCCGTCAGCGTTGGTCTTGGTGCAGACGTACAAACGCACAGTCGCGCCACCCTGGGTCTTCTGCAGGGAGCCGGTCAGCAGCTTGTTAGCTGTTGATTCCTGGTCGCAGGAGAAGTAAACCTCCAGCGTTCCAGTGGCAGTTGCGAAGCCAGCTTGGGTCTTA